GCCTGCTGGTCGCCGAACTCCTTGGACGCGTCGGTGCCGGCCTTGTCGGCCGTGATCTGGGCTTGGATCGCGTCCTTGTTCGAGTTCAGGAAGTCGGTGACCTTCTTGACTTGGTCGCCCTGCTGCTTCTGCGCGTCCGTGTACAGGATCATGCCGGTCTGGCCGTCGACGTACGCTTTGGAGACGTCGGTGGCGGCGTCCTTGGCTGCCTTCAGCTTGTTCGTCACGGACAGGGTCTCGATTGAGCTGCCCTGCATGTACCCGATGAGGTCATGCTGGGAGATCCCGAGCGCTTTGGCGGCTTCGGTCACGCCCTCGGTAGACGCCTTCTGCGCGATCTGCGCGGCGGTGTGGGCGCCGATCGCGTCGTTGTCCTGCTGCAGCGCGGCGGCGTATTCCTGCGCGCTGGCGGTGGCGGCCTGCTGCGCGCCGCCTGATGTGGCGAACGCGACCGCGAGGCCGCCGAGGGCCGCGAGGACGACACCGATCACCGGGACCGCGAGCTGCGCCGACAAACCGAACACGGTCATCTCCGACGCGGCGACACCCGTGGCCGCAGCGAACCCGGACATGCCGACACGGGCGACGTTCAGGGCCGGGCCGACACCGACAGCGAAGGTCACGATCGCGCCCAGCACCGGCAGCGGCATGGCGTTCAGCGCCGATGATATGCCGTCGAGGAGCCCGATCACGGGCGGCCCGAGCGGGGCGAACGCGGCAAGGATGTGGCCCGCCGTGGTGACGAGGTCTTCGAGGAGCCGCGTCACAGATGGCAGGTTCGCGACGGCGTACCCGATGAACGCCTGGAACCCTGAGGATTCCTGCCCGTGCATGAGCCAGCCCACGAAGTCCTGCAGGGCGGAGGAGCCGGCGCGGATCAGCGGCTCGGCCTGCTGCAGGCCGCCGACAACGGCGGGCAGGACCGACGCTCCGAGCTGCCCGAGGCCCTGCGCGCCCTCGGAGACGAGGAGGTTCAGGGTGGGCATGGCCCCGTTGACCGTGTCGACGCTCTTGCTGAATGAGTTCAGCATGGCGACTGCGCCGACGTTCGCGAGGTGCTCCATGTCCTGCGAGAGGACATCCAGCCCCGCCGAGTAAGTCTGCCCGGCCTGCGACCCGGAGTCCATCGCGTCCTTGATGCCGAGCACCGCGGCGACACCCGCGCCGGCCATGGCGACGAACCCGAGGCCGAGGCCGACAGTGGCGGCCGCGAGCGCCGACGTGGCACCGAGCAGGGCCGGGGACGCACCGATGAGAAGCTGCATCGCGGAGAAGTGCGACTGCAGCGCCTTCGCGTTCCGTTCATGCGCGTCGGTGTCGTTGTTCGACGACTGGACGTCGTCCTCCATGACCTTCGCCAGCTGCTGCGTGGCGGTCATGACGGCGTTCTGCGCCCGGAGTCGTTCCTGCTCCGTGGCGTTGGACTTCTGGTTGACGGCGTCGAGGTCGAGCTGGGCGATCTTCACCCGGTTCGCCGCGACGGTCATCTTGTTCCCGAGCTGCTCCTCGGCGAGCGCGAGGGCTTCGAGCTGGGTGATCGCGCCAGCGGTGTCCGCGTCGGCCTTGATCTCGACCTTGCGGCCGTCGAGCTTGTCCGCTTCGGCCTGCGCCGCCTCGGACTTCGCCATGAACTGGTCGACGTCGAGGACGAGCTTCGCGTTGATGGAGCCTACGGTGGTGGGTCCGTCGGACACGGCGCGGCTCCCCTCAAGGTCAGATGCCGAAGCTCGGCAGGACGTCCTGTTCCGGTTCGGGTGGTCGGGTGGCGCGCCACAGCCTGGACTCGACGGCGAGGAGCCCGGCGACGAGGGACCGGAACTCCGCCCATGTCATCCGGGGCCGGGTGTGCAGGCGGATGCCGTAGTGCTCGGCGAAGTCCGCTACGAGGAGGTCCCAGTGGCCGAGGATTTCTTCCCACGTGACCGCTGACCCTTGGTCGCCGTCGTCCTGCTCGTAGAAGTCCGAGAGGCCGGTGACGTGGTCGTAGATGCCGTGGGCTCCGGGGTCGGGGTCGCCTGTTCGATCAGCTGGCGTTCCAGCTGGATCATCTCGATCAGCGCTTTTGGGTCGTTCCACGCCTTCTCGGCTGCGTCGCGGCCGAACCGCCACTCGGCGACCGCGACTGAGACGACGCGGCTGACGAGGGCTGGGCTGGCGCCCGCGTCGTGCAGTTCCTGCAGGACGGGCCCGATGAGCACCTTGGCGATGTCGGGGTGGACGAGGCCCTTCTCGGCGATGCGGGCCTGCAGGTGCAGGCCGTCTTCGAAGCTGACCTGCGGAAGCGTGAACACGCGTCCCCGGATGGTGAGCTCGACGGGGCCTTCGATTTCTTCGAGGGGCTTGAAACCCATGTGCGTGGTCTCCTGTGAGTGTCCGTGAGTGCGGTGAGTGTTGGCGGGTGGCGGCCCCACTCACGAAAGCCGCCACCCGGTCTGGAGGAGGGGTTAGCCCCTCGTGTACGCGAAGCTGTTCGACGCGCCAGCCCCGTTGGTCACGACGATCGCGGCCGAGCCAGCGGAGCCGGTCGGCATCGTCGCGACGATCGTGGAGTCGGAGACGACCTGCCAGTTCGTGGCGTTCACGCCGCCGAACTTCACGCCCGTGGTCGCGACCACGCCGGTGAAGTACGCGCCCGTGATCGTGACCAGCGCACCGGTGGCGGCACCGGACGGGGTCGCGGTCGCGATCGCCGGGACAGCGGCGGCCGACGCCGGGTTCGTGATCGCGGACACGATGCCGTCCGCGGTGAACGTGATGCTGACCTCTTCGATGTCCGCGACACCGGTCTTGGACTGCTGGTAGTCGACCAGCCAGTACCCGGAGAACGCCTGCGAGGCGCCGTTGCGGTCGTAGAAGCGCATGTAGATGCGGGCCGAGGTGCCGAACTGCAGCCACGTGGCGCGGGCGAGCTCCTGGCCGGGGTCGAACGCGCCGGCGTTGAGGACGCGGCGGGTCTTGATCGCGACCTTCACGCCGGTGAGGGTCTTCTCGAACGACGTGAACCCGTTGGAGTCGTAGTCGTTGGCTTCCTGCAGGGTGGCGTTCTCCTGCGGGTTGAAGTCGGTGAGCCCCTTGAGGGGGACCCATGTGGAGTTGTCGACGGACACGTCAACTTTGAACCGGCGAGCAAGAGCGTTGCTCATCTGCAGCCTCCTAGGGGCTTTTCGGCATGAAAAAAGCCCCACCGGGCTGGTGAGGGCTTGAGGGGTTGGGTTTGGTGGGGCGGCGCCTCACCCGTTCGGCAGGCCTGTTCAGTGGGGCGCCGTCCCGTTCGCCGTGGTCTTATCCCGCCGCGGCTCGGGGGTTCATTTGAGGCTCAGTCCCAGCCGCCTGCGGGGCGGTTCGCTGTGGGGGCAGTGTTGAGGTCGAGCATGTACCGGTCGATCCGGGTCCACCGCTTCGCGGGGTCCATCCCGTTCGGCACGGAACCCTGACGCTGGCACTGGTCCACGGTCACGGACCCGAGGGTGAGGCCGGTGGCGCCCTGCAGGAGGTCGAACACGGAGTCGCCCAGATCCTGCACATCGAGCCGGTCCCCGGGGAGGCCGCGGAAATAGAACTGGGCCATCCACACACCGGACGGGAGGACCGTCTCGTCCGTCATGGGGACGATCTGGATCATGATGACCCGGTCGGGCGACGGCGGGGACTCGGCGAACACGATCGCCGTCTCGCCCGCCGCGTAGGCCGACCCGTCGGACCGGTACACGCCGATGCCCGCGCCCGCGATGATGGTCGCGAGCCCGGTGAAGATGTCCCGGGTGCTGGTGGCCATGGTCCTCCCACTCTACGACTCGGGGTGGCCTCAGCCGTCGATGTGCTTGGATAGCTCCTCGGTGACGATCGCGAGGACAGTGGGTGTTTCCTGCATGAGGCTGCTGATGAGGTAGAACGACTGCCCTACCTCGTGGTGCAGCTCCTTGCCGTGGTGGCTGACCCCGTACTCCTGGTAGCGCGCGTACGGTCCGGGGAAGTAGACCTCGGCGCCCATCGGGTCTGGTTTGACCTCGGCGCTGCCGCGGAGGTGCCCGGTCTCGAGCGGTGTCTTGTTGACCGCGACGAGCCGGAGGTGCTCCATGGCTTTCGTGGATGCTTCGGGGATGGCGGCGATGACTTCTTCGGTGATCTGCTGCAGGTGGATCGCGAAGTCACCCACGGCGTCTCCTGTCCGAGCGGGCCTGCAGGATGTGGTCCACGGTCCAGCACGCCGCGGCGAGCGGGACGAGCGCGAGGATCACGAGCGGGGTGATCATGTGAGGTAGATGACGGCGTGCTC